CAATCCCGCACAGAATCTCAGAATTTCATGTTTGGGATTTATGTGTTATTTGTGATTTTTTATAACAACAAAAACAAAAAGGAAAAATTGGACATGCCCGCAGGAAGACCACCGAAGCCGCTAGAACAAAAGCGCAAAACGGGCAGAACGCCGAACACCGATTCGGGTGGGCGCAAACTTCCAGAGATTGCAACAGTCACAGTTTTGCCAATGGCAACTGCGGTTCCCGAACCGCCAACTGATCTTGGCCTTGAAGGTCGTGACCTTTGGGAAAAAACTTGGAACACCGCGATCACATGGCTTTCACCAATCAGTGACATGAAGCAAGTGGAAAGCACTTGCCGATTGGCTGATGATGTGGCGCTCGCTCGACAGGTTTATCGAACCACGCGAGATGTTGCAGATGGAAAATTGCTTGTATCCTTATCTGATGCATTGCAGAAATCGCTTGCAGTTTTGGGCTTCAATCCTGTGAGCAGATCGCAACTGGGGGTTGCAGAAGTACGGCGGGCAACAGCACTTGAAGAACTCATCCGGCAAAAAGAAAGTCGCCAATAAAACTTGGCCACCAAGATGGCTCACGCCAGTTTCGGCGGCTGACCGCAAACGCGGTGATGGTGAGTTATATTCGGCTTTCATTGAAACTGTTTGCCGCGTGACCAAAGATTCGATTGCAGCACCAGCCGGCGAACTGCTTCAACTGCGCCCATTCCAAACCGAATTGCTGTCGCACTTGTTGGCACGCAGAAGCGATGGAAGATTCAAACATCGCGCCGCCCTTGTTGGGATGGCACGCAAGAATGGCAAGTCGCAATTGGCAGCCGGTGTTGGTCTTGCTGGTCTAACGCTAGGCGGTCAAGGTTCGGAAATCCTTTCCTGTGCCGCAGATCGTGACCAAGCACGCATTGTTTTTGGAACAGCCCGCCGCATGGTTGAACTTGATGAAGAACTTTCGCGGATGTTCAAGTTGTATCGGGATGCCATTGAGTTCCCCGAAAAAGGTTCGGTCTATCGCGTTCTATCCGCTGAGGCTTACACCAAAGAAGGTTTGAACCCTTCGCCCGTCATCATCTTTGATGAAGTTCACGCACAACCAACGCGGGAACTTTGGGATGTTATGTCGCTCGCAGGTGGCGCTCGCGCCGATTCCCTACTTTTCGGAATTACAACTGCCGGCGTGAAGACAGCCGCCAGCGGTCAAGATTCGCTTTGTTATTCGTTGTACGAATACGGCAAACGAATTGTCAATGGCGAAATTGATGACCCGTCATTCTTCTTCGCATGGTGGGAACCGGCGAGCGCCGATGCCAACTTCAAAGACCCACTGGCGTGGGCGGAAGCCAACCCCGGATTCGATGACATCGTGGATGCAGAAGATTTTCACAGCGCAGTTCTGCGAACGCCAGAAGCAGAATTCAAAACCAAGCGCATGAACATGTTCGTCAGCACTTCAACTGCTTGGCTTCCAGATGGCGCATGGCAGTCACTTGCCGATCCTTATCGGGAACCAGTTCCCGGCGAACAAGTGGTGATGGCATTTGATGGCGCATTCAGCAACGATTCAACGGCGCTGGTTGCATGGATGTTGGGCGGCGAGAAACCGCACCTGATGGTTGTTGGATTGTGGGAGCGACCAGAGGATGCCGACAACACATGGCATGTTCCCATTGCTGAAGTCGAACAGACCATCATCAACACAGCAAGAGATTCACGATTTTCTGTTCGTGAAATAGTCTTTGATCCGGCACGCTGGCAAAGAACCATGATGCTGTTGGATGAAGATGGATTGCCGGTGGTCAGTTATCCCAACAACGCAGAACGCATGGTTCCGGCAACACAGAAGTTTTTTGAAGCAGTTATGAATCAATCATTCACACATGATGGTGATGAAAGACTTGCGCGGCACATCGGAAACTGTGTGACAAAGCAATCTTCTCGCGGTGTGATGGTTGCAAAGGCATCTTCCAAACGCAAGGTGGATGCTGCTGTCGCAGCAATCTTTGGATATGACAGAGCAACACAACCGCAAGAAAAAGCAAAACCCGTTGCAAGATATTTCTCTGTGAGGACATAATGAAGAAAAGTTGGATTCTCATCGGTGTTGAAGTGATCGGCCTAGCAATCGCCGGCGCTGGCTTGTTGATGGTTTCGGTTCCTGTTGCCCTCATTGGTCTTGGTGGCTTCATCGTATGGATTGCAGAAAGAGCAAGTGAATGAGCATCTCAAAGTCATTGCGCAAATTAGAAAAGCGCCAAATGAGCGCAAACACCCAATATGTCGAACCGCTGATTCCGGGTCGCCCTGCTTACACCACGCCAGCCGGCGTTGAAGTCACACCCGACACCGCACTTCGCATGTCGGCGGTGTATGCATGCGTTCGTTTGCTTGGTGACACAATTTCCTCACTTCCTCTTGGTGCGTATGTTCGGCGTGGTCGCAATCGCATTTCCTATGCAGCCGCCTTTGGCGAACAACCTGTTTGGATAAATAGACCAAACCCTGAATCAACCCGCTTGGAATTCATTGAGCAAATCATCACATCGCTCAATCTTCATGGCAACGCCTTCATCTTGACTGTTCGGGATGACATGGGCGAAGTGGTCGAACTTTATGTTCTTCATCCTGATGATGTGACCATCCATCGCAACCTTGATGGTTTGCCGCTGACTTATCTTGTGCGCAATTCATACACCAAAGTTTCTGAAATCCTTACGCCCAACGACATCTTGCACATCCCAATGTTCCGTCTTCCCGGTCATCTTCTTGGTCTTTCACCAATCGGTGCAGCCCGCATGAGCGTTGGCGGTGCGATGGCTGCTGAGATATATGCCGCTTCATACTTTGGCAACGCAGCCAATCCCGGCGGTGTCATTGTTTCGCCGAATGAATTGACTGAAGAACAAGCAAAAGAGATTGTCACCAACTGGCAGATTGACCACGCTTCGCCATATCGTGCCGGCAAGGTTGGCATTCTCTCTGGCGGCGCTGACTTCCGGCCATTGACTATCAATGCACAGGATGCTCAGATGCTTGAAGCCCGCCGATTCGGTGTGGAAGAAATCGCCCGGTTGTTCCGCGTGCCAATTTCACTTCTTGGTCATCCCGTTGCTGGTGCGATGTCATTTGCTTCTGTCGAAGCGCAGAACCTTTCTTTTGTTCAGCACTCATTGCGCCCACTACTTGAAAGACTAGAACAAGCACTTTCGACTTTGCTTCCTGAACCCGATGGATTCGTGAAGTTCAATCTTGATGCACTATTGCGTGGAACGACCTTGGAGCGTTATGAAGCCTATACAAAAGGCTTGCGTGAAGGATTCCTTTCGCTCAATGATGTGCGTTCAGTCGAAGACCTTTCACCAATCGGTGAAGCGGGCGATCAATACCGCGTTCCGTTGCAGAACATTGATGCATCGGATGCACGCGATGTCGGATTCAATCTTCGGTCTGAGATTGCTGCGCGACTTGTGCAAGTTGGCTATGAGCCAAGCGAAGTTCTTTCTGCTGTTGGCATTGAGCCAATCAAGCACACAGGAATCCCATCCACACAACTTCAACAGGTTGCGCAGATTGATCCTGCTGACCCTGCTTCAGTTTATGAAGTCAAGAGCGAGCGCAGCGCACCAAATGTTGATGTTCATGCACCTGAAACCATCATCAACATCCCGAACACCGAAGTTCGGGTGGATGCGCCAGTTCTCAATGTAGATGCGCCGGTTCTCAATATGGAAGCACCGCAAGTTCACATGGATGCACCGCAATTCACAGTTGAAGTGGAACCAAATATCGTTCTTCAACAGCCATCACCGCGAAAGGTGATTCGCACAGTTGAGCGCGATGAACACAATCGAATTGTTCGAATCATTGAAGAAGAAGTGGAAGGATAAACATGGCAACAGGATTGAGCGCCTACCTTGCAAACGCGCTTCTTGATTCAGTTGGAAATGCAACAAGTTTTTCCGTTGCAAATGTATATGTGAAACTGCATGTCGGTGATCCCGGCGCAAATGGCACAGCAAATGCCGCAACAGAAACGACACGAAAGGCTTGCACTTTTGCTGCCGCATCCGGGGGTTCGATTTCATCGGATGCCGATGTGAGTTGGACAAACATCGCTGGAAGTCAGGATGCCACATTCTTCACCGCTTGGGATAACGCAAGCGCCGGCAATTTCTTGTTCTCAGGAACAATGACTGGCAATGCCTACACCGCAGGGGATACCTTCACCATTCCATCTGGATCGCTGACCGCATCTTTGACTGTTGCCAGTTAGCAGAAAAGCATGGCTGAATTTCTTCGGTTCACGCTTGATGTTTCACCACTTGATTCCACAAGTTATGGACTAGACGGCAATTTTGCTTTCACCGAAGAAGGCGTTGGCACAAGCACTTCCGCGCTGACAGCAACGGCGAGCGCGATTCGACAGACATTCGCAACAGCCGAAGCATCAGCAAGTTTCACTGCAACAGCCACAGCCACAATCATCAATCCAGAAACCGCAACCGCAGTTCTTGGTGGATTGAGTGTGGCGGCAACTTCAATCACCAGCATCACCGCATCAGCCGATGCAATCCTTGGTGGATTGACAGCATCAGCAAATGTTCTTCCACCGCCAGCACCAAACACCGATGTTCAAACTGGTTTCGTTCAATTCGTTCAACCAAACAAACTGGTTTCACAACAGGAAGTCGAAAAGCCCGTCAATGTTGTGACTGCTTCTGCACTTTCCTTCAATGTGTTCAATTCGACATCAACAAGTGTGATTGAATTTTCTATCCTAGAAGAAGACAACGAACTTCTTCTTCTTATGTAAGGGAAGGTCAATGCCATATTTCATCAGCGACAAGCAAAGTGATTGCAGCGGATGGGCGACTGTCAAAGAAGAATCTGATGGTTCATACACAACCATTGGATGTCATGAGAACAAGCAAGATGCGATTGACCAAATGGTTGCAGTTTCTATTGCTGAAGATATGGAACCCGGTGGCGAAGTAAGCAAGCGCCAAGTGGATTTGACTGTTCCGACCTATATTCGCCAGAACGCACAACGCGGATTGGAATGGGTTCGTGAAGGTTTCGGGGGCGATGGTCTAACCGAAAAGACCAAGCGCGAAGCGCGAGAGATGGCAGATGGTTCGGTGAGTGAGAGCAAAGCACGCCGCATGGCTGCATGGTTTGCCCGTCACATGGTTGATCTTGATTCGCCAGAAGTAGGCGATGAATCAAAGCCAACACCGGGAATGGTTGCGCATGCACTTTGGGGCGGCTACCCAAAGAGCGAGAGCGACAGAGCAATGAAATGGGCGCAACGCAAGGTTGCCGAATTAGATGCAGAAGCCGCAGATTCAAGGAGCAAACAAGTGGCAAAGAAGATTGAACGCCGCACATTCGCGGTGCAGAACATCGAAGCAAGAGCAGCAGAAGATGGAACAATGCGGCTTTCAGGATATGCCGCAGTTTTCAACAACCCATCCGTTCCGCTTCCATTCGTTGAGAAAATCGCACCGGGCGCATTTCGCAAAACACTCTCTGAAATGCCAGATGTGCGCTTGCTCATCAATCATGAAGGTCTTCCATTGGCTCGCACCAAAAATGGAACACTCACGCTTGAAGAAGATTCGGTTGGTCTTCGCTTTGATGCGATAATCGCCAACACCACAGAGGGGCGCGATTTGTACGCACTTGTTGAGCGTGGCGACCTTGATCAAATGAGTTTTGCATTTCGCGTGATTCGTCAAGCATGGAACTCTGATCGCAGCGAGCGAACACTCAAAGAAGTTTCCCTTGCCGATGGCGATGTTTCTGTCGTCACTTATCCTGCATACCCTGCAACATCGGTGGAAGCCCGCGAACATTTACGCAATGCAATCAAGGCCATGAAGGAAGGTCGAGAAATCACCGGCGAATCCTTGCTGGTTCTTGAATCAATTTTCAAAGATTTGTCAGAAGGTCATGACTACATCATGAAATCTGTTGAAGTGATGTCACAACTTCTTCAGATGGATGCAATGGAAGAAATTGAAGACATCGAAGACATCGAGGAAGAAGATTCCAGAGCAGTTGATGTTGTTGGCGATTTCGTAGAATGGGATTCATCTGGTGGAACTGCGCGTGGTCGCATTGAGCATGTGATGCGCGAAGGTGTTCTTGGAATCCCAAATTCTGACTTTTCTATCACCGCAGAGGAAGATGACCCCGCAATCCTGATTCGCGTTTATGAGGAATACAATGGCGGCTGGCGAGCAACAGAAACACTTGTTGGTCACAAGTCATCGGAACTGCGCCCAATTGATCCACTACCTGAACCAAGCGAAGAAGCATCTCGCAAGATTTCCCTTCGCTACGCGAAAGCCCTACGAAACAAAATCTAGTTTTCGGCACAAGCCGAATTGAAGCCGGTTGCTTCCCTGCACCCTTTACGCGCCGCAGGTTGTCGTTGCCACCACTTCATCAAACAATCAATCACAGGAGAAATGAATGTCTTACATCAACAAAGTGATTGAGCGCCGCGATGCTGTCAAGGCTGAGATGGATGCAATTCTCGATGCAGTTGCAACTGAGAACCGCACCGATCTCACCGCAGACGAAACCGCCAAGTATGATGCTTTGGTGGAAGAATCACGCTCGCTCGATTCCAAGATCGAAACCCTGAAGGCACAGGCAGATGCAGATGCAAAGGCTGCTGAAGCCCGCGCCGCTGTTGCATCCGTTGTGATGCCATCCGCACCTGCTCGCGTAACCCGCGAAGCACGCACCTACACACCACAAGCAACCCATTCATTCGTGAAGGATGCATTCAACGCTCAATTCCGCAGCGACTTCGCAGCACAAGAGCGCCTTGCACGCCACATGCGTGAGGAATCAATTGAGCGCCGCGATGTCGGAACTGCTCAATTCGAAGGTCTTGTTGTTCCGCAATATCTCACAGACCTAGCAGCAAGCCTTTCCCGCGCTGGCCGCCCGTTTGCAGATTTCGGAACCACCAAGCACTCACTTCCACCAGCAGGAATGACCTTGAACATCAGCCGCATGACGACTGGTTCTTCAACTGCTGTTCAGGTAACACAGAACGATGCGGTTTCTGAAACCGATGTTGATGACACACTTTTGACCATCAATGTTCGCACCATCGCAGGTCAGCAGGATATTTCCCGTCAAGCAATTGAGCGCGGAACCGGCATTGACCAATTCGTTGTGAATGACCTCATTCGCTCATGGCACACCACTCTCGACAACCAAATCCTCAATGGCGCTGGCACAGCCGGAACCATCAAGGGTCTTCGTTCGTCTGGTGGAAATGCTGTCACCTTCACCAGCACCGCACCAACAGTTGCGTTGTTGTATCCAAAACTTGCTGATGCATTTCAGCAAATTGAGAGCAACACCTTTGCTCGCCCAACGCATGTTGTCATGCACCCACGCCGCCTTGCATTCTTGCTTGCGGCAACTGATACTGCTGGCCGACCACTTGTTGTTCCAGCAGCAAACGGCGCAATGAACGCAGTTGGAGTTGGAAATGGCGCTGCCGATTACGGAAACAGCGGATACCAACTTCTTGGCCTTCCAATCATCACTGATGCGAATGTTGGAACCACCTATGGAACCACCACAAATCAGGATGAAATTTATGTCATTGATGCCCGCGAGAATCACCTCTGGGAGCAACCTGGCTCACCATTCGCATTGACTTTCGATGCAACTGGCGCTGGTTCCTTGACAATCAAAACTGTCGTTTATGGTTTCGCCGCCTACACCGGCGAGCGTTATCCATTGGCAAACTCAATCATCTCAGGTTCAGGTCTTTCAGCCCCAACCTTCTAATGATTGATAAACTTCTGGCTTCATAGTCAGAAAAAATCGGCAAGAGAAGTGACAGATTCCCCCGGCTGTTGCTTCTCTTGCCCCAAATAATTCGGGGGAATTATGAAATCAAATCACAAAGTTTCCATTGGCACTTGCGATCCCGGAATGGTTTCAGGTTCCTTCGCATTTGCCATGATGCAATTGAGTGCAGCAAGAGCAAATCGCCTTGGTTCGCACATCCGTATCAAAGGTTCTGGTCTGCTTTCCAAGCAACGCAATCGTGTCGTCAAGCATTTTTTGGATACAACAGATTCCGACTGGCTTCTGATGATTGATTCAGATGAACAGTTGAGCATTGAGAATTTTGACAAACTGATTGAAACAGCGCATCACATCGAAAGACCTATTGTGGCCGGCCTTGTCTTTGCCGCCTTCGATGTTGGTTGGATATATCCCCAACCATTGCCAGCAATCTTCATGGAGCAGGAAGATGGTTTTCTTCCTCTTTACAAATACGACAAAAATTCAATCTTTGAGATTGATGCCGCAGGAACCGGATGTCTTTTGGTACATCGTTCCGTTCTGGAAAAAATGCGTGAAGTTGCCACAGAACATCAAGGTCAAGATTGGTGTTGGTTTTGGGATGGCGCAATCAACGGACAATGGATTGGTGAAGACCTTCTTTTTTGTAAGCGTGCAAAACAGTTGGGGTTTTCCATTTGGGCGAACACCGGCGTGGTTCTTCCGCACTTGAAGACATACTGGGTTCAAGAAGCCCATCATGATTTTTGGCAGAACAATGTTGCACCAGCGTTGAAAGGTAGAAATGCGCAAGATTCAACTATTCAGCCTGATGCGTAAAATATCAAAACCGCAAGAAACAGCAAGCATTCAACCGGAATTGGAAAAAGCAATGACCGGAAAAAAAGAAAGAAAGGTCATCAAGCGTGGCAATCACTAACGGATACTGCACACTTGCAGAATTGAAGGCAGCACTTGCAATTGATACTGGTGACACAGTTGATGATGCAGCACTTGAACTTGCCATCGAAAGTTCCAGCCGAATGATTGATGATTATTGTGATCGCTTCTTCTATCAAGACGGAACTGCACAATCACCTGTTTCTCGATATTACACACCAATTGATATGTATTATGTTCAAATTGATGACATTGTAACGATCACAGAGATTGCCACCGATGAAGACCTTTCCTTCTCTTGGGATACTGTGTGGAGTACCACAGATTTCATGGTGGAACCAATCAACAATCCACGCAAGGGTTGGCCATACAACAAACTTCTTGCAGTTGGCGCATATATTTTCACCGCTGCGTTGCCGCAAAGTCTTCGCGTGAAAGGCATTTGGGGTTGGTCAGCAATTCCCAAAGAAATCAAAACTGCGTGTTTGATACAATCTTCCAGAATGTTCTTGCGCCGCCAATCCCCATTTGGAATCGCTGGATCGCCAGAGTTGGGAACTGTCAGATTGCTTGCAAAACTTGATGCCGATGTGGAAGCACTCATCAAGCCATTGCGCAGATTTGCCGGGATGGTCAAATGATTCCTTCACAAGTTCGTGATGGATTGAAGACAAGACTTCAAACAATTTCTGGACTGCGTTGCTATGACCTAGTACCAGATCAAGTGAACCCACCAGCAGCAGTTGTGGGGCAATTAGATTTCACATTCGACATTGACAATGCGCGAGGGTTAGACCAAGCGAATGTTGATGTCATTGTGATTGTTCAGCGATTTTCGGAACGCGCTGGTCAGAATCGGCTTGATGCATATCTTGCCGGTTCCGGCGTGGGTTCGATAAAAGCAGCAATTGAAGGTGACAGAACTTTGGGTGGCGCATGCCAAACATTGCGTGTCACCGCAGCGGAATCTGGGTCGTATGAATCCAATGGAAACATCTTCATCAGTTACCGATACCGAATCACAATCTACGGATAAGCCGGAAGGAAAGAAATGGCAAGAATCGTTCTCACCGATGTGCAGGTTCTCATCAACACATCAACAGACATCTCTGACCATGTTGCTTCAGTAACTCTGAACAGCACAGTCAATGAAGTTCAAACAACCGCTATGGGAAACACCGCAATCACCCGCGTTGGTGGCCTTCTCGACAATAGCGTGACACTTGAATTTCATCAGGATTTCGCAACAAGCAGCATTGAATCAATCATCTATCCTTTGATTGGTACAGTTACAACAATGAAAATCAAGCCAACATCATCTGCAACAAGCGCTGGAAATCCGCAATACATATTTTCCGCGCTGTGTTCAGAGTGGTCACCAATTTCCGGCGCTGTCGGTGAATTGAGTACGGCATCCGTAACTTGGCCAATCAGCGGAACAATTACAAAAACAACCGCGTAACAAATAGAAATGGGGGGTCATCATGGATGGCTTACAAATTCAAGTGAACCGAAAGACCAAAAGCGATTCCTATCCTCTAAGCCCAAGGGTGATTGTGGCTTGCGAACAAAAGTTCGGAATGGGGATAGGAAAAGCCCTTGAAAGTCAGCGCATGGAAATCTTGTATTTCCTTGCTTATGAAGCAGTAAAGCGAAGCGGTGAAGTTCTCAAACCTTATGGTGATGAATTTCTTGATTCGCTTGTTTCTGTGGAGTTGATCTCTGACGATTCTTTCGAATCCACCGCGAAAGCCTAACATTTACGATTGCGGCAATCGCGGCTGAAACAGGAATTGATCCGGTGTCACTATTAGATGCACCACCGGGAATTTTTGAAGCAATCGTGGCATATTTGAAAGACAGAGCGAGAAGGCAAGGTGGCTGATGGCAGCAGATGGATTGCACGCAACAGTCACAGTCGAAGGTTTTGCGAAGACAATCGCTGAACTCAAAAAATTCGATGCAAAAGCCTATCGCCGCATGAATTCATCCATCCGGCAAGAAATGGGTGTGCTGGAACAAACCGCCAAAGGATTCATTTCCAACGCTGGAAGAAGTTATCGGGGAACACCTCTCAGCGGTTGGCGGGATGTTCCAGCACGCAATGGAAGGGTTCGTGGTGGTGCTGGTTGGCCAGCATGGAATGAGGGTGAGATCAAGGCTGGCATTTCACGCACAACCGCACAAGGTCGTGTTGATGCAAACTATCGAACCAACTTGTATGGTTTGAAAAATAAATCAGCAGCGGGTGTCATCTTTGAAATTGCTGGTCGAAACAATAAACTTTCGCCATTCAATCAAAAGATTTCTAATATGTTCCGCGCATCGCGGCGTGTTGTTTGGCGTGCTGTGTGGGAAGACCGGGGCGACATACAACGCAAGATTGTCAAAATTATGCAGGATACAATCAAAGAAACAAACCAAGGATTGCGTGGGTTCAAAATAGATGGCTAATGTCGGCGCAGTAATTGCACGAATCATCACCCAATACAGCGACAAAGGAAGCAAGGCTGCACAACGGGATGCAAGGAAACTTGAAAAAAGTTTTGAAACATTTTCCAAGCGTGCCAAACTTGCATTTGCTGGCGCTGCTGCCGGTGCTGGTTATTTCGCGCAACGATTAGCCAAAGAAGGCGTGCGGGCTGCCGCCGAAGAAGATCGTGCGCTCGCATCACTAGGTCGAACACTTGAAAATGTCGGTCAAGCATTCGCCATCCCACAGGTGAATGAATTCATTTCTGCACAACAAGCCGCACTTGGCGTTTCTGAAGACCAATTGCGACCAGCATTTCAACGCCTTGTCACAGTTCTTGGCGATGCTGGATTGGCGCAGGAACAACTTTCTCTTGCTCTTGATGTCAGCGCCGGAACAGGAAAATCACTTGACCAAGTAGTGATGGCGTTATCTCGCGCATATTCAGGAAACACCGCTGGCCTTTCTCGACTTGGTGCAGGATTAGACAAAACACTTTTGAAGTCTGGTGATTTGGTTGCCATCACCGGCGAACTCAACAAGAAATTTGGTGGTCAGGCGGCAGTTGCCGCTGCATCCTTCGGTGGATCACTCAACAAAATCAAGATTGCAGCAGATGAAGCCAAGGAATCCATCGGTCAAGCAATCATCAATGCCATCATTGGTCAAGGTGGAGATGCGCAAAATCAAGTTGAGGGATTGACTAGGGGCATCGCTCAATTTGGTGACATGGTTGCCACCGCATTCACTTTTGTGATTCCTCTTGTCAAAGAATTCTTTGGATTCCTCAAAAAAATCTTCACCACGCTCAACAATATGCGACCAGTCATCAGCGCAGTTGCCGGTCTATTGGCAGGAATTTTTGTCGCTGGAAAAGTGATTGCTTTTGTTTCAGCCTTGCAAAAAGTTGTGAAGGTAATGAAGGCAATCCGTTCTGCTGGATTGGCAGCGAGCGTTGCCACAGCATTTGCAACTGGTGGTGTCAGCGTTGCTGCCGGTGCTGCTGGCGCTGCGGCGGCTGTGGCTGCGATGGGTCTTTCCATTACTGCTGCAAATAAATTGTTCAATGGATTGGACAAGGCATCGGCTAAGGTCGCAAAAAATAGCAAAGCAACCAGCACCGAAACTGGTGGAGTTCTCAAACCAACCAAAACGCTTGCTGACCTTTACAAAGATATTGAAACAAAAAGCGGAAAGACTGCTGCAAATGCTAAGGCACTCACCGCTGAACAAAAGACCCAAGCCGCAGTTTTGAAGTTTGCACAAAGCGCAGGGATTGATCCAACAAAAGATTTTGAAACTGTCAATCTTTTTGCTGCCGCCGTTCGTAAGGTCGGCGCAGATGCTACTGAGGAACAAAAGAAAACCGCGCTTGTTGCGTTACAAACAGCAGGAAATACTGCACAGGAATCGGTCAGTCTTCTAGCATCTGCAATTCGTGAAGTGACCAACAAAACTGTTGGCAGTTTTGGTGATGCTGCTAGTGCTGCCGCTGCTTACAATGAAGCCATCAAAGCCGGCATTCAATCAATGGTGGATGCAGGAATCACCGATGTTGATTTGCTGAAGACAGCATTTGGATCGCTGAACACAGAGTTGTTGAATTACATTGGAAATCTTACGGCAGCCAAAAATGCCGAACTTACCGGAACCGGCGGTGGCAAGGTCGCCACAACTGGCGCACCGACAGCGCCAAGCGCCTCTCAACAAGCAAGAGCAGCATTCGATGCAGCAGTTATTGTTGGCGATGCTGTTGCAAAGATTCCCGTTGGAACCACCGCAGCCGAAATCAAGGTTGGTCAAACTGCTGTGAACAAGGCGATGGACAATCTTTTGGAGCAAGGCCGAAACATTTTGAGTTCAATCACTGGTGGCAAGTACGGAACACCAATCCCAAGCGCAGCGCCACCACCATCCATGCCATCAACATACATTCCGGTTGCAGGTGTTTCGCAGACAATGGCTTCAAATGCACCACAAATCAACATCAATGCGCCTGTTTATGGCATCGCTGACTTGCAACGATTGATTATTGATTCAGTCAATCAAGCACAGAAGAACGGAACAACGACAGTTCTTCCGAACGGCGGGCGCTAATGGCAACACCGGCAACCCTTGGTGTGGAAATAAACTTCTCCAATGGCGCATCCTTCGGAACTGTTCTTTTGCTTGATGACCCATCAACACCATTGGACACCGGCGTTCTTGGTGATGCTGTAACTGTGATTGCTGATGTTTCCAATCAAACGCAATCAGTTCAAATTCGGCGCGGATACAATCGCATTGCTGACAACTTCAGCACTGGAACTGCAAGCGTGGTCATCATTGATGCCACAGGTGACTTCAACCCCGACAACACTTCATCGCCCTATTATGGACTTTTGACACCCTTGCGAAAAATTCGCATTTCTGGAACTTACAATTCAACAAAGTATTATGTATTCAGCGGATACATTCAGTCATTCCGGTATCAAGCACCAAACGGAACAGAACTTGCCCGCGTGTTCATTGATGCGGTGGATGGTCAAGCACTCTTGAATCTTTCGACTGTCACAACAATTGCCAGTTCAGGTGTTCAAGATAGTGGAACGCGCATCAATCGAATTCTTGATGCAATCGGCTGGCCATCATCCATGCGTGAGATTCAAACGGGCGCAAGCACACTTCAGGCTGATCCCGGCGGGAACCGGAGCGCCCTTGATGCCATCCTCACAGTTGATGACAGCGAATTGGGCGCATTCTATTTTGATGAATTAGGTCAAGCCACCTTCATCAATCGCACCAACCTTTCCACAGCAATCACTGGCGTTCCCACCATTTTCACCGATGATGGATTAGGAACAGATATTGCATATCAGGATGTTCAATTCAATCTTGATGACACCCAGTTGGTGAATTATGTATCGGTACAACGGGTCAATGGAACTGCGCAGATTGCTTTCGACCAAACATCCATTGATGCATATTTCCAGCGAACACGACTTCGCCAAAATCTTTTGATGCAGACGGATGAAGAAGCGTTCGACCAAGCAAACACTTTCTTGTTCAGTCGCAAGGATTCAGAGATGCGCGTGGATGCAATCGTTCTGGATTGTTCGGACAACACCGAAACAGAGCGCATCCAAGCAGCACTTTCCATTGATTTCTTTGCACCAATTCAAGTCACCCGCGAACTTCCCGGCGGGGCAGTCACACGCAAATTGCTGGTGCAGGGAATCCAGCACAACATCACGCAATTCTCATGGGTGACGACCCTTGAAACTGCACTTCCGCAGATTTCGAATGTCTTCATCTTGGATTCTCCCGACTATGGCGTTCTTGACCAAAACGCTCTGTCGTACTGATTCGGCTACAATTCTCACAAGATAAGGAAGAAGGAACATGGCAGCACCACTTGGCTACAAAGATTTTGTTGCGGGCGATCCGCTAACAGCCGCACAGGTTGATGGTTATCTCATGGCGCAATCCGTCATGACATTTGCAAGTTCAGCAGCAAGAACTTCAGCATATCCATCACCAAGCGAAGGAAATCTTTCCTATCTTGCAGACACCAATTCATTTGAAATTTATGATGGGGCAGCATGGGTTGCCTATGGATCGGGCGACATCACAGGTGTGACTGCCGGAACTGGAATTTCTGGTGGGGGAACATCTGGTGCAGTAACAATCACAAATTCAATGGCAACCGCTATTGATGCAAAAGGTGATTTGATTGTTGGAACTGGCGCAGATGCTTTCAGCAGATTGGCTGTTGGAACGAATGGTCAAGTTTTGAAGGCAGATTCTTCAACTGCAACAGGATTGGTTTGGGGAACAGATGGTGGTGCTGGCAATCTTGCATCACAAGATTTCACATCTTCTGGAACATGGACAAAACCTAGTGGTGTCACCAAAGCATTGGTTTTGCTTGTTGGCGGTGGCGGTGCTGGTGGCGGTAGTGCTTCGGGTTCAAGAATTGCTGGCGGTGGCGGCGGCGGTGGAATTGTAAAATTTGAAATTGTTGATGTTTCTGCTGTTTCAACTGTTTCTGTCACAATTGGTTCAGGTGGAACTGGTGGAACAACCTATCCAGCCGCAGATGGTGGAGATTCTACCTTTGGCGCTTTATTGACTGCTAAAGGTGGCAAAGGTGCATACAGAAGCACAGGAACAGTTGCCGACCAAAATGCTGGTGCATATTCATCAGATGGAACCTATGTTGGAAGTGGCGGCGGTGGTGGTTCAGGTGGAGCCGGTCAAGATGCAAATTTTGGCATAAATTCTTCAACATTTTCTGCCGGGTATCAAGAAAAATACGGAGTGGCAACTGGCATTGGAAATTCCGCAGGTAGTAGTTGGAAATTCACATCCACATCAAATGCAACCCTATACAACAACGGGGGCAATGGGGGTGCTGGCTCATTGGGCTATGGCGGCGGCGGTGGTGGTGCAACTAACAACAACAATGGCGCTGGATTTGGCGGGGCTGGTTCTTCTGGCGGCGGATATGGTGGAACTACTGGAACAAATGGTGGGAACGCCAATGCTAATTCAGGAAGCGGTGGTGGCGGTGCTGGTGGCGATACTGTCGCACGAACTGGCGGCAATGGTGGTTCAGGTTTTTGTCGTGTGATTTGGAGTGCATAAAAATGGCAAAATATGCAATTATTGAAAATGGATTTGTAAAAAATATCATCGAAGCAAATGAAGAATTTGTTCAAAATTTTGATGGTGTTATTGTTGAAGAAAATGAAAAAACTGGAATTGCTTTCATCGGTGGAAAATATGAAAAACAAAAATTTTCACCCAAAGAAATGACACAAGAAGAAATTGAAGAACATGAAAAACATCTTCAAAAAGTTGCACAAATGGAAGCACAAATTCTTGAAGAAGAAAAAGCGAAAGCATCGGCGCTGGCAAAGTTGGCTGCACTTGGTTTGACCGCAGAAGAAGCGGCAGCCATCGCCGGCTGATGTCGGTTCTCACCGGGGATTGCACCACCGAATCCATTCCCACTTGGGAAGATTACGCCGACCCCCTAGGAGATGACAGATGGCACAAGCCGGACAGGTCACAATCACCACCACAGCAACCTTGATCGCTGATATTGGAACGACATATCGTGAGATTCACATTCATGGTGCATCCGGTGCTTTCTATATCGGCGGCAGCAATGTCACCGATTCCACTGGATTCAAGATTGACAATGGCGAGAAGATTGTTTTCATGCTCACACCAACTGAAAAAATGTATGGAATCACTTCATCAGGTTCAGCAACCTGTGGGTATTTCATCTCTAACAGGTAAGGAATAAGGGAATGACCCCTGCTGATTGGGCTGGCTTGATCGTCAGCGTGATTTCTGTTGCCGGCGCATTCATCGCAGCAATTCGATGGCTGGTCAAACACTATCTGAACGAACTTCGCCCGAATGGTGGATCAAGTTTGAAGGATTCCGTCACGCGACTTGAAGGCCAAGTCAATGAAATCATGCGCATTCTGATGGAGCGCAAATGAAATCACAGAATGGTTGGCCGGCATCTCCCGATCCGAAGGCCATCAAAATCAAGTCATACAAAATCCCCGGAACTGACATCAAAGTTCGGGTGGCAGAAGCGGTTGCACCTTTGCTTGTTCATTTCGCAGCAGAATTCCATGAGCGTGTGGAGAAGATTGATGCTGGAACTCTCGATGACTGGGGATTTGCGTTTCGGCTAGTACGCGGCAGCGAAGATTCACTTTCGAATCATAGTTCGGGAACGGCGCTCGACCTGAACGCAAAAATTCATCCGCTTGGAAAACGCGACACCTTCACACCAGAGCAAAGGGAAATCCTTGATGAACTCTGCAAGAAGTATCTTTTGCGCGGTGGGTACACCTACAAGAACCGACCCGATGACATGCATTTTGAGATCAATGCAACACCCAAAGAAGTGAAAGAACGCATCAAGGCACTTGGCCTTGGGAAGTTGGAGAGCAAATGAAGTTGAATCCAAAGTTGAGCGCAGCAGCGGGAACTTACTTCCGCGCATTGCTGGTGCTTGTCATCACCTTGATGGCAACTGTCGGCAAGTCACCTTGGGATTTCTCTGCCGATGATTGGAGAATGGTGGCCAACGGCGTGTGGGCTTCCTTCTTGCCAGTTATCATGAGAGCGTTGAATCCGAAGGATGCCACCTACGGCAACATAAAGGAGTAAATAAATGAACCGGGGGAAGATACTTGATGAAGCCAAACGGCTGATTCATACCGACAGGCAGAAAGACTACGGCCACCCACGCATCAATCATCAACGGATTGCATCGCTGTGGTCAGTTATTCTTGAAACAGAAGTGACACCAGCGCAAGCAGCCTTGTGCATGGCGATGGTCAAAGCAGCAAGACTTGTGCAGACACCCGATCATGAGGATTCCTACATTGACGGCGCTGCATATTTTGCGATTGCTGGTGAACTCAGCCATGAGTGATTTGGCCATCATCACACCAAGCCGCAGCAGACCACAGAACATTGAAGCACTTTTGCAATCGTTTGAAGATACCGATGCCAAATGCAAATTGGTTGTTGTCGTAGATGATGACGATCCTGAACTTGAAAAATATAAAGCCATCAAGATTCCCCTCTTGATTCAATTGCCCCGCGAAGGAAAAGGCATGGCGCGACCACTCAATCGCGCAGCCCAAATCCTGCGGGGCGAATTTTCGTTTTTCGGCTTCCTTGGAGATGATCACCGCCCACGCACAAAGAACTGGGATGAAATCATCATCAGCGAACTGGAAGACATGCCCGTTGGATTGGTTTATGCAAACGACCTTCTGCAAGGTCATCGCCTTCCCACGCAAGTTTTCATGACCGCAAACATTGTGGATGCGTTGGGTGGGATGGTTCCGCATGGCTTTGAACATTTGTTCTTGGACAACTTCTGGCTGAAGTTGGGGCAAGACCTGCAAGCCATCCGATATTTGGGTGATGTCATCATCGAACACATGCATCCCTTCGCCGGCAAAGGTCAGATGGATGCGTTGTATCAGGAAGTGAATAACCCTAACCTTTCCAATCGTGACCAAATGAGATTTGCCGAATACATCAAGTCAGTTGATTATCAAGAACTTTTGGATGTGCTTGCATGTATGAAGTGATTTCATATTCGTTGTATGGCACAAATGAGCGATACACCATCGGCGCAATCAAGAATGCACTATTGGCACAAGAATTCTTTCCCAATGCGCAGGTGTGGTTCTATGTCGGCCAATCAGTTCCATTGCCTATCAAGCAGACCTTGGAATTGATGATGAATGTGCGTGTCAAAGAAGTGGATGAACCCGAAGACAACTTCGCCCGGTTATGGCGATATTACGCCTTCAGCGATGAGAAGGCTTCCCTTGTTCTCTGTCGAGATGTGGATCCCCGGTTAGGCCAGCGGGAAAGTGTGGCACACGCACACTTCAAGAAGTCACTCTTTGATGCTCACATCCTCAAAGATCATCCATCAGGTCACAACTATCTGATCAGCGCCGGGATGTTTTCGGCATACACAAAGAACTTGCGGGATATGAAGGAATGGATCACCGACTACCGGAAGACCGCCCGCGATTACTACATGACCGACCAAGACTTCCTTGCTTCCATCATTTATCCGCGCATCAAAGAGAAAGTGCTGGTGCATGATGACTACTATCAAACGCCGGTGGAAGGAAAGAGCGAACGGCGCAACTTCCCCATCCCACGCATCAGCACCTTCAATCACATCGGCGCGGCGCTCAATGCTGATGACACATTCTTTTTCACCGATGATGCCAAAAGACATTTTGCAGAAACAGGTTCGCACTATTATGAAACGGGGCAATGATGGACATCCTTATCACCGGCAGCGAAGGTTTTGTTGGCCGCGCATTCCAGCGACATTTTGAGAAAGACAGAAACAACCATGTGATGCGCATTGACATCAACAAATCATCACATGCGATGGATGCCAGACATTTCTTTTCGTACAACAAACATCAATTTGATTTGATCATCCATCTGGCGGCGATAGTCGGTGGCCGCGCCACCATCGAAGGTCAGCCGATGGCGGTGGCATCTGACCTTGCCATTGATAGCGACTTCTTTCAGTGGGCTTTGAAAACCAAACCCAAGCGGATTGTATATTTCTCATCATCAGCGGCATATCCAACTTTTCTGCAAGAGCAACCCGGAACGCAATTGCAAGAACGCGACATTGATTTGGCAAACATCAAGAATCCAGATTTGACCTATGGATGGGTGAAACTCACTGGTGAAATGCTGGCAAATTATGTGCGCAAAGAAGGATTGAAAGTTTCCATCTTCCGACCATTTAGCGGATATGGAACTGATCAAGATGCGGCCTACCCATTCCGCGCCTTCATCGAGCGTGCCAAAGACTTCACCAATCCTTTTGAAATCTGGGGCGATGGAACGCAGACCCGCGACTTCATCCACATCGAAGATGTCGTGCGGGCAACCTTGGCCGGCATCGAAGCCGATGTGGAAGTTGCCAACCTTTGCACCGGGCGGGCAACCGACTTCAACACGCTGGCTCAAATGGTGGCGGCTGAAGCCGGCTATCAACCGGCCTTCAGACGGCTTCAGGATGCCCCTAGGGGCGTTTCCTACCGGGTGGGCGACCCCACCTTCATGAACACCTTCTACACCCCTCAAATCGCCTTAGAAGAAGGAATTGCTAGGGCGCTGGCGGGGGTCATTTAGACGAATCGGACATTTGCCACCTGCCCCTGCCCCTGCCGGCGGGGGCAATTTTTTTTGCCCAAAACCGGGTTTTGACTTGCGCGATCCTTGCCAATGGCTTTATTGTATATACATGAAGCCAAGGTGGTTTCAGAAAAGGGGCAACAAAGTGAAAATCACAAAGACAGCACAGCGAGCAGTTTTGAAAGACATCCGCAATCAATTGAAGTGGGTCGAACAAGCCATCAAAGATGGCGATCAAAACTGGATTGATGTTTATTCTGATCAACTATCAGCAACAGCAATGGAATTGCACTCTGAAGTCATGAAGCAAAAGGGGGAATAACAATGGCAATCATGATGGGAAGAAATTACAAAACAGAAGAAGAATATCGTGCATTTGAAACAGACAATTTGTTTGGTGAAAAGTATTACGAAAAACAAAACAACAGACGCGGGCATTCATTTTTGTCTTGTGCTTTTTGTGGTCGAGATACATCAAAGCAAGGAAAATCAAATGGTGTGATGGTTGGTGCTGGTGGTGCGCTGATTGTTCATCCAGATGACTATGAAAAAGCGCGTGATGGTGGAGATATGGGCTGGTTTCCAGTTGGTACTGAATGCATCAAAGAAGTGCCAGCCGAATTTCGTATGGCAAATCCTTATGACGACAAAGTGAATGGGGTGTGATGATGATTCAAACCAAAAATGGCATTTTCTATTCGCCAAGCAGCATCATCGAAGCGCATCAAATCCTTGCTGCCAATCATGGCAAGCGGATGGACATTCTTGTTTTTCATGGCGCTGACAATCATTTGATTTCTGATGTGTATGCCCGGCCATCGGTGGATGGCTTGGGGATCGTCTGCCGAAAGTACCGGGGAAGGAACTGGTGGCACGCCGCATCCCTTGAATCGGTCTTCACCATCCGGGTGCGGGCGTAGGGGCTGGCCGACCCCCGGATTTGGCGGGTTCCGGGGGTCAAAAACGATGACCATTTTGACCGAACTATTTTTGGCCAAATGTTGAGCATCAGCCGCCGGGTACGATATCGTATATACATGGAGCCGGGGGGCTTCAAAGAAAAGGGGTAAGGCAAGATGACAACAACAGCAAAAATTCAAGCAGGGGAACAACCTAACTTTGCAGAACCAAAAGCAAATGTTGGTTGGTCTGATCAATTTTGTGTGCAATGTGGTCGCAAGACTGGCAACAATCCTTGGATGGTCGAAGTTGTTTTCGGTGGAGAAATTCGTTTGCAAGATGGAACTGAAGCAGACATTGATGATCCCGGTTATATGGGATGGTGGCCAGTAGGCAATGAGTGTGCAAAAGCATTTGCACCAAATCTTTTGAAGAAAATCTGAAAGCAGCGTACTTTCCCCGGCGCAAGCCGGGGATGGTGCGAAGTCGTCAGACTTCACAACAACAAAAAGGGAGAATGAAAATGCCAAAGTTCAACAAAGGTGATCGTGTTATTTATCAAGATCGCGTTGCCATCATTGAAGATGTTCATTTCTACTTGCCAAAAGCAGATGGCAGCCGCAAGAAAATGATTTGGTATTCAGTCAGATTTGATGGAATGAATTCATCATACGCAGTTGCACAAAAAACAAATTCACTTCAAAAAATAAAGGCAGGTGCATGATGTCGCGCAAACAATGGTTTGAGGTTTTGATAGTTACAGAAAAAACAGTTCGCATCTTTGCCGAAGATGAGGATGATGCCAAAGAAAAAGCAAGCCATAAATATGAACCGCTGTGGACTGTTGAAAATGCATGGCCGCAATCAAGGGGGGAATAACAATGGGCGCATACAAAAACATTGCCATCGAATATCAGGAGATGTTCAATCAGGTTGCCAGCAACTTCCAGATGGCAGCGGAAATCCCTGACACCGAATTGTGGGAAGCGGTGTTGGTGAACACCATCGCCATGCTTCCTTCATGGCTTGAAGGATTGCAGGAACTCAAATGAGGGATTGGTTCATCGCCGGATTGATGTGGGGATTGTCGGTCTATTTTTTCCGATATGCCTACAAATCCGGCAAGAAGAAATTGGAGTTCGAAGAAGGCTTGAAAAAAATACTAGATGAAGGGGGAAGGTAATGGTCAAGAGAATCCGGGCATTCCGAATCGAGGATGAACTGTGGAATCGCGCAGTCAGCCAAAGTCAGCGTGATGGGATCACAGTCAGCGAGATTCTGCGTGATTGTCTTGTGAACTATGTCGGCGTGTCGAAGAAGGGGAAGCGCAAGGGTGTCAATACACTTGTGCATACGAAAAGGGGGCAAGCATGAGTGTTTGGTATATCGTCATTTGGGTAGGCATTGCAGCAACCCTTGGTTGGCTTGCGATGTATCAGCCCAATGACATCATCGAAGAAACAATGAAACAAGAAATCAACGAACATCAGCGCCAAATGGATGCGCTGAAGAAAGCGGTGAGCAAATGAGCAAGGGGGCATTTCCACAAGTCGGGGATGAAGTGTTGATTTCGTTCACCGGCAAAGTTTCAGCAATCTTCACCAGCGTTTTTGGCATTGACATCATCACAGTTGATTCAGGTGAGGGTGAAGATAAATGCCGGAACACCTTTTGGCCAGCCAATCAGAATGTGGCAATCAGCATCATCGAGAGGGCAAACCCATGATCGTGATGTTCAAGATTGAAACCTTCATTGCACTTTCAATCTTCCTGACATTCTTCTGCTTCCTGTGTGGTCTTTACGGGTACGCCAAAGCAGAAATCAAATATGAGCAACAACTGAAGAAGGTCTTCGAGGAAAATGAAGATTTGTATTCGGTCATTCATAGTTTTCGGGCGGGAATCAGCAGCGCGGGGGCTGCTCATCCGTCAGGTTCCCGCCCGGACTACTTGAAGCCGGTATCATGATGCAATGGGAAACCAAAGCAGAATTGGTGGCGCTAATAGAAGATGAATTCTATTCATGCAGCAACATCGAAGATGGGAAATGTTCGATCTGGTGGCGACATCCCGAATGCGAAGTTGTTCGGCAGATTCTTTTTGCCATCACCAAAGAACCCATCTATCTGCGCGAGCGTGAACACATCTGGATGGAGTTCCTGAAAACCTTATGACACAACATCGCAAGCATCGGGGCTACGCCACACAGCGGATGGTGCAGGATTTCCTCAAAGAGAATGGATTTCCCTACGCCACCAGCGCCGGCGCAGGTTCCCAAGGCAGCGACATCATCAACATCAAAGATGTGGATTTTGAAGTCAAAGCCCGCAGGGGATTTCCGATTGCTGAAGCGATGAAACAACTGAAAGAGCGTTCGAAGGATGACCACCTAGGTGTGGCAGTTCTTCGATTGGATGGAACCGGCTCGAAAACCATCGAGCAATGGCCAGCCATCCTGACATTTGGGGCATTGGTTGAACTGCTGAAAAAAGCGGGATACCGATGAATCAGATTGCCATATTCGTTCGCACACTTCCACGATTTCCATTCGCGGAATGTGCAAAGAACGGCATTGATCCTGACATGTTCTTCCCGGATAACAAGCAGGAAACTGCTGAAGTGATCCATGCATTGCGGAAGATATGTGGTCAATGCGTACACAGAAAGGAGTGCTTCACCTACGCCATACGGGAAGGCATCAATCATGGGGTTTGGGCTGGTTCGTTACCAGAGGAACGCGCATTTCTTGCCGGTCTGACTGAACACAAACCAGACATTGAGAACCTTGTGCAGCGCATCGAAAGATTCGAAGCCAAAGGATTGATGCAACACCAGATTGCAAGGGAAATGGGATTCAGCGAACTAGAAATCGCCACAATCCTGACCCTTGCTGGAAGAAAGGAAGCATCATCAAAGAAAGAAGAATCTTCGCCATCCGTTTCCTCTCAATCATTGCCATCGGTTCTCTGATGTCAGTGCTAGTGAATACAGTTGGCGCAAAAACCGCATCACCTGCGGAAGTCAAAATCATCACCAAAGTGGTGAGGGTTGATGAACCACATCCGAAGGTGTTGGCCAAAAGATTGCTGACCAAAAAGCAATTTCAATGCTTGGACAAACTACTGACCGCCGAAAGTCGGTGGACAGTCACAAGCAAGAATCCCAAGTCTTCGGCGAAGGGAATCGGGCAACTGCTTGATGCCACCCGCAGAAATCTAGGGATGGAACCAAAGAAGAAAGATGGAACGGCGCAGTTGGTTGCAACTTTGTCGTACATCCACAGAAGACATCTCAACCCATGCGGCGCTTGGAAATTTTTTCAAGCAAACCGCTTCTACTGAAAGGAACCGGGGGATGACACAACAAACCGCAGTTGGCGTTGTTGATCTTGATGACAACACTGCATCGTGGCTTGAACAGTATCGGAACGCCCTTGCGCGGATCAAGGAATGGCAGGAAGCAGCAGATGTTGCCCGCAGCCATCTTGAATCCGCGCTAGGTGAGAATGAAGTTGCGATGTACCGAAACAAGCCCGTCATTCGCTTCACGCGATACGAACAAACACGCTTTGATGTCAAACATGCCAAAGAGATTCTGCCGCCGCAGATTCTTGATGTTCTCAATGTCAAAAGCACAGTTCGCCGATTCACATTGGTTGATGAATGACCATCATTCCAAACTGGGAACCACCCGTCACGCCATTACATGTTCCACCAACAATTGAACCCGATGATGATGACTTTGAAGATGAGGAATGGGAGATGTGATGTTTGAAGCATTGCACGACACACCAAAACAAGAGATATATCTTGAACTGATTGAAACAATCCGCAAAGCATCAACCTTTGCACCACGCAGCCAACAGGTTGCCATTGGTGCAAGTGAGATTGGTGTGGAGTGCATTCGCCGCCTTTCTTACAAGATGCTCAATTGGCCGAAAGTCAATGACAGCAGCGAAGTTTGGCCAGCAGCAGTTGGCACAGCCATTCACGCACATTTGGCAGAAATCTTCGCCAAAGATGAAAACTATGAAGTCGAACAGCGTGTGCAGATTCGCGGTGGGATATATGGAACTGTGGATTTGTACGACAAGCGGCGCGGGATTGTTCTTGATTGGAAGACAACGGGAACTTCCGGCCTAGAAAAGAGGAAGCGAAGTGGTGGAACCACCCAACACATCACGCAGGTTCAGTTGTACGGATACGGCAAAGAAAATCAGGGCGCACCTGTTTCCTTTGTGGGATTGGTTTATCTTCCCACTTCGGGTTCTTTGGCTGACATGGTGGTTGATTTGCATCCATATAACCGCGAAGAAGCGGAACGCTCGCTGCAAAGAATAGATGACATCCAAATGATGCTCGCTGCATTGGATGTCGAAAAGAATCCGCACCTATGGCAAAACATCCCTGCACAACAGGATCGCTTGTGCATGTATTGCCCGTACTTCCGACCTTATTCGGAAGACTTATCAGCCGGCTGCCCCGGCGACACGAAATTTGGAAATCCCAAACTATAAAAAAAGAAAGGAAGGCTGAACATGTCATTTGAAATGTTTTCAGCACCAAGCACACCAACAAGCGGTGTCAAAGTCGCTGACCTTGAAGGCAAACTTCTGGTCATTGAACCCACCGCATACAAAGAAGGAATCACCACAGTTCATGGGGTCGCCGATGCGATTCAGGTGAACATTCTTGATGTAGATAGCGGCGAACGACATGCAGATGTGTTGTTCTTCAATGTCGCACTCAAATCTGCATTGAAACCAAAAATCGGACAGAAGGTTCTGGCAAGGGTCGGCAAAGGTATCGCCAAACCCGGAAAAAGCGCACCTTGGATTCTCAATGATGCATCCGGCGAAGCCGGTGCAATCGCCAAGGCACAAGCAGCGATGGGGGCATCGCAACCGGCAGCGCCGGCGGCTGCGCCCACCGATGTGAACAGCCCTGAGATTCAGGAACTACTGAAAAAATTGGGTGCAACGCCCATCAAGTAATATCACCCGCCATCGCAGAAGATTGTGATGGCGGCCTTGGCGGTGGATGGTCAGCGGGTTTCTACCCTTTTTCCCGCGCAGGTTCGATTCCTGCCACCGCACGCAAGAAAGAGATTGGAGCGTGCGTGAAAGATTTTGGAGCGCTGGCGTTGGCACTGTGGGAAGAATATCGTGATGAACTTCCTGATTCGCCGGGAAGAATGACGGCGCGATTGCTGAAGAATTTGCGAGCGCGTGGCTTTGATTTGATTGACCACAAATTCCACGATGACAATCCATCGCGGGCTTATGAGCGAGAGAGTGACTACAAAGGGAGAAATTTGTGACACAGGAAATCTTGACCCAAGCGTTGAAGTTCGCAACGGCGGGAATCTCTGTTGTTCCGGTGGCGAATGATGGCAGCAAAAGACCGGGCATCGAAAGTTGGAAGAAATATCAAGAACGAATGCCGGATGTTTCGGATTTGATGCGATGGTTCGGCAAACCGCAAGATGGCCTTGGTTTGATTTGCGGGAAGGTCAGCGGCAATTTGGAAATGCTCGAACTGGAAGGTCGGGCAGTTGCCGAAGGAATCCATGAGCAAGCAGCAGAGATCGCCAATGCATCAGGATTGGGTGACATCTGGAAGACCATCAATGAAGGATATTCCGAAGTAACGCCATCGGGCGGCATCCATTGGCTTTATCGCATCAGCGATTGGGAAGTTCCCGGAAACAGCAAAATTGCCCGCCGACCCGGTGAGAACGGCGGCGTGGAAGTGTTGGTCGAAACACGCGGCGAAGGTGGCTTTGTGATTGTTGCACCATCGGGCGGGAATGCCCACCCATCGGGCGGCAACTGGAAGATTCTTTCGGGAACACCGGAATCCATTCCCTCTTTGACATTCGCCGAACGCGAAGCGTTGCATGCCATCTTTCAAGCATTCGATTCGATGCCCCAACCTGAAGCCATCAAACATGAGATTGCGCCATCAGTAGAAGGAACGCTGACACCGGGAGATGATTACAACCAGCGGATTCAATGGGATCAGATTCTCGAACCGCTAGGGTGGAAGAAAGTGTTCACCGCCAAGGGAACAACCTATTGGCGCAGACCGGGCAAGGAAACAGGCATCAGCGCCACCACAGGGCGCAATGGGGGCGACAACTTGTTCGTCTTCACTACTTCCACCACCTTTGATGCAGAACGCCCCTATTCCAAATTTGCGGCCTTCACGCACCTTCAACACAATGGCGACTTCCGGGCGGCGGCCAGAGAACTGCGGAAAATGGGATATGGCGGAATCAGTGTTGCCACACCAGTTCTTTCCTCTCCTGCTTTGATTACACCATTGGATGATGAAGGCCAACCCAAACCAGAATCCAGTTGGATTCCGCAGAACATCGAATGGGAAGATGATGGAACCGACATTCAGCCAACTATCTTCAAGCGGGCAGATGGCAACTGTGTCTTCTATCCGGGGAAAATCAATGCACTCTTTGGCGAAAGTGAATCGGGCAAAACTTGGGTGGCGCTCGCCGCAGTCGTTGAGCAATTGATGGAAGGCAATGAAGTCTTCTATTTGGATTTTGAAGACAGCAGACATGGGATCAGAAGCCGATTGAAGGCATTGGGTATCGAGCAGGAACACCTGCACCATTTCCGCTATTCGAACCCGGATGATGCCTTCGATGTGGCGGTTCGGGATTTCCTGCAAGTTGCATTGGAAGAATCCAAACCTTCCTTGGTTGTGGTGGATGGCGTAAATGCAGCGATGAATTTGATGGGGTTGGACTTAGAAAAGAACAAGGATGCGACCTTTTTCAGTCAGATGGTGCTGCGCCCGTTGCGCAACTTCGGTGCGGCTGTCGTCACGATTGATCATGTGACCAAATCCAAAGATTCACGCGGCAACTACGCCATCGGCGCACAAGCCAAGCGTGCTGACATTGACGGCTGCGCAATTGCGGTGGAGATGGTGATGCCCTTTGGTCGCGGCGGTTCTGGTGAATTGCGATTGAAAGTCACGAAAGACCGCCCCGGCTTTGTGCGTGCCATCTGCCTTGAAGCAACGCAATTGGGAACAGTTCATCTTGCCAGCAATGGTTCGGGCGTAGGCATTCACTTCACCGGGGCAACCCCCGAAGCGATGCCCGACAAACGCGATGTGGTGCGATCAGCAGTCTTGAAGTTTATGAAAAGTCATCGGACAGAGATGAGCCAACACCAGATTCTCATGAGCGAGGAAATCCCGCACCGAAGCGATGCAGTGAAGACCGCGTTGATGTCGCTCGCCCACGATGGATTGCTTGGCTATCGAGAGAAAGGTCGCGCAAAATTGTTCACATGGCTGCGAGATGAAGTGGGTGATGAACCTTGGGAACCACTCAATTCGGTTTCGATTTAGCATTGACCCCGATTGTGGGTCAATGGGTCAATAGCGGGTCAATAAAGTGGCAAGGCGTAGGGGTTTCTATTGACCCATCATTCCCCCCCCTATGGGGGGAATGTGGGTCAATACCCGAAGCGGCGGATTTGGCTGAATCTCATGGATGACATCTTCCAGTCTTCTTGGTGTAAAAGTTGCCGCGCCGCAACTTGGTCGGGGTATGTTCGCGGGAGAATCCCGATTGAACTTGATGCGAAGTCGCTCAACTATTTTGAGGAAGCCAAGGCGATTGAAGAAGGATGTTCGACCTACCTTTGCCAACCGGAATCCAATGGTCAGTTCTGGGTGTCGGTTCGAGATGCATTCGGCGTGAGTTGGTGGCACAAGAAGGTCATCAACAAATCTGCTGGCGCATTCGTAGTGCTGGCAACCCATCAATGCCACAGCCAACGGGCGCTGGCATCGCATGAATTTTTCTTTGGCAAGCGCCAGCAGCCAACCGGCGATGGCGGGGATGAAAGGATTCCGTTCTGATGGAATGTCAAAAGTGCAAGCGCAACACCAGCCAAGAGAAGGTCTATCTTTGTGAAGGCTGCCGATACAAGTTGCGCTGTTTCATCAAAGACTTGCCCGATCTGCACCATGAATCGGGGAAGTTCATCCAGCCGGTTCGCACCGGCAAGGGTGGCCGGCCTTCCGAACGCTCGATTGGCGTGAATGTCACAGCGTTGGATTTCAGTATGGCCACCGAACTATTGCAAATCATGTGGTCATGGGAAGCGATGATTCGTGAGGAATGCGGATTGACCAAACCCGGATTGCTGCCGCGATACCGGATTGAGATGGAAGTTCGGCAGACCTGCACCTTCCATCTGAGTTTCTTGAATTATTCGGTCAAACAAGAATGGATCGGGGATTTCTTCGATGAAGTCAAAGCCATCCACAGTCGGGGGATGGTGGCAGCCCGCCGATATGTGGAAACCCAACGGCGCATCCAATGCCCTGCTGAGATTGATGAAGGTGAACAATGTGGGGAGCGATTGGTGATTGAAGCCGAAGACCTTGAATTGGGGATTGATTGCCAGAAGTGTGGAACCTATTGGTCGGTGATTCGATTGATTGCGGTGATGGCCACCGATAGAAGCCGGCCATTCATGTTGGACATCCAAGCCATCTGCATCTGGTTGGGAATTAGTAGGCGGCAGGTATATCGAATTGTTCGCAAACATGGGATCGAGAAGGTCAATGGGAAGTTCAATGTGCATCAGATTATGGATGCGCGGAAGAAGGAATTGCTTCCATCATGATTCATCCAAACGCTGTGATGTCACACCTTTCTGCTACAATTGCAGCGCTTAGGGTGTATCTATCACCGAAACATTTCTTGGGGTTTCTCATGATTCAGCAACAACCACCAATTTCCATTGAAGAAGTTGATGAAGCGTTGAATCATGCAACAACGGCGAAACTCTTTCTTGATTTCACAGAACATGAAAAACAAATCATCAATCAATTCATTGATGGATTACTGGATGCAAGATTGGAGTTGAGCGCCAAATGATTTCGATTGCTGTAACAATTGCCGATGTCACAACAGAACTTGAAACAGATAATGTTCTGTCGTTTGATGCCATCGAAAGTCTTTTGTCGCGTGCGGTGCAATCAACTCTTGCAGCCTATGCAGCGATGCCAGATGTTCCAGACAAAGATGATGACGAACTTGAAGACAAGGAAAATGACTTCTGAACATAAGTGTTCACATTGTCAGGAAATAAAAAACGCAGATAGGTTCTACATCTCCAAAGAGAAATCTGGTGAGAGAAGAATGCGCATGTGTTTGGAATGCAGGAAGAATTATCGCAAGAAGTCTGATGATTACTATCAGCGCGTAATTGCAGAACAAAATGGATTGTGCGCAATCTGTGGTGTTGCTGAAGTAGAACATGGCAGACGATTCAACATTGACCATGATCATTCAACGGGAAAGTATCGTGGCCTTCTTTGCGTTCGATGCAATTTTGGAATTGGATATTTCAAAGACAATCCAAATCATCTAAGCAAAGCCATTGAGTACCTTACTGCCAACAAAGACAAATGAAACTGAATCGCCCCTGTGTGGATTGCCAAACGCTCACGCGATCAACAAGATGCATTGAGTGTCAGCGAATCAAGGAACGCAATCGCCCATCATCAACACAGCGCGGCTATGGGTATGCATGGCAGAAGTTGTCGAAACAAATGATTGCAATGCACCCGTACTGCGAGATGTGTGGAACCAACAAAGACCTAACCACTGACCACATCATTCCTCTCTCTGAGAATGGCCTTTCTGTTGAATCCAATTTGCGCGTTTTGTGTCGCAAGCACAATTCGGGCAGAAGGTAAAAATAGGGGCAACTACCCCCTACCGGCAGACCCCCCGTACCCCGCCATTTCTGCGGGTTGTTGAACGACAAAGAC